AATACAGAATGAGACTGGGAGACAAACCAGACCAACCAGTTGAAAGGGATTTGGCCAAAGCTAAATGGTATGAGGCAATGGCTAAAGATTTGAGAGCAGGCCAAAAAAAAGAGAGTCCAATCATTAACAAACTTGGAGCATTTGATTTTTAAACTAAAAAAAATATGACACCACAAACAAAAGCACTTTTATTAGTTGGGGATTTAGTTGGCTACATTAAAGAAATGGATTTAAATTTATCTAAAAAATTAGCATTAATAATGGTAAATGAGATAATTTTAGCAAACCCACATTCAAACCCATTAAATACAGATGTATATTCAACAATGGATTATTGGCAAGAAGTTAAACAAGAAATAGAAAAGCTATAATAGCAATGCAAAAGCATATCAAAGTTTATTTTAATTATTACGGCTTAGAAGAGCATTCATTTATTGCCTGCGAAGTATGCAAAGCAAAAGCGGTTGACATACATCACATTGTTTTTAGGTCTAAATTTGGCAAAAAGACAAAAGACCAACAAGACGCAATTGAAAACTTAATTGCACTATGCAGGGAATGCCACAACAAAGCACACGACAATAAACTCACTAAAGAATGGTTAACGGAATTGCATACATCAAACCTTTAAGCGTCAACAAAGCATGGCAAGGGAAACGATTTAAGTCTCCAGAGTACAAAGTTTATGAGAAACAAATGCTTTTGACTCTAAAGCCAATGCAACTGCCAGAGCCGCCATTCCAGATTGACTTTGAATTCGGATTCAGCAACAAAGCATCGGACATAGACAATCCCATGAAACCATTTTTGGATATATTGCAAAAAAAGTATAATTTTGATGACGCAGAAGTCTATAAAATAGTGATAGTGAAGACAATAGTTGCCAAAGGAAACGAGTTTATAAAGTTTCAGATTAAATCACTTGACATAAACGGCTGAAAATAAGTAAATTATAAGGTTTAATTTTACCAATACTTGTCATGAACATAAAAATAAGCGACAAAGAGTTTTTAACAATACTAAGAGAGAACGCAGGACTATTTTCGAGGACTGCAAAAGCTATTGAAAAGCAATTCAAAATAGATTACACCAGACAAGCGGTTAGAGACCGAGCATTAAAATTCCCAGAGGAACTAATTGACATTCGAGAGCAGAACATTGACGTTGCCGAAGACGGACTATTTAGTTTAATGAAGTCAGACAATGACAACGTAAAGATGCGAGCAATTGAATTGTATTTGAAAACCATTGGCAAAGCCAGAGGCTATGTCGAAAAGGTCGAGCAACAAATTACTGGGGGACTTGACAACACTTTGGAAATAAAAATTGTCAAAACTGAGTTCCCTATAAGAACAACAGAAAACGATGTTTGAAACAACTGAGTTATTTGAGGCAAATATAACGGCCGAAACAAAAATCATTGTTAATCAGGGCGGGACATGGTCTGGGAAAACTTATTCCATATTGCAGGCCATTGCCTATTTTGCATTGATAGACCCAAATTCATTAATCACAATCGTTGGTCAGGATATTCCGAATCTTAAAGCGGGAGCGCTCAGAGACTTTCAAAATATCATTGCAGACAATCCAATCATTGATGCCCAGATTTCAGACTATAATAAATCAGATAGGATATACAAATTTATCAATGGCTCAACCATTGAGTTTAAGTCTTATGACAATTCGCAGGATGCTAAGTCTGGAAAGCGAGACTATTTGTTTTTAAACGAGGCGAATGGTATTGACAGACAGATTGCAAAGCAACTATTGCTTAGAACAAAGAAAAAAGCATTTATTGACTTTAATCCAGACGCTGAATTCTGGGTGCATGAAGACTATTTGAATAATCCGACCGCAAAGTTTATTTATTCCGACCACAGAAACAATCCCTTTGTCCCGAATGAGAATAGAGCCGAAATCGAGGCGCTCAAAGACATCGACATTGAATTGTGGAAAGTCTATGCAAGGGGAATCACTGGACGAATTGAGGGACTTATTTACCGCAACTGGACGATTGGAAATAGTTTCCCAGATGTGGAGTTTGTTTATGGGTTGGACTTTGGATATAACCATCCCACGACACTGGTAAAATGTGGATGGGACGAAAACAAATTCTATTTAGAAGAGGTCATTTATGAAAGTGGATTGACAACGGCTGACTTAATAGCTAAAATGCAGAAATTAAACATTGGTCAAAAGGAAATATTTGCCGATGCTGCGAGACCAGATACAATCGAGGAACTTTATAGGGCGGGATTTAACGTCTTTAGTGCGGATAAATCGGTTAAAGACGGAATAAACACACTAAAATCAAAGCCAATTATTTTGGTTGACTCGCCAAATGGAGTTAAAGAATTCAAAACCTATAAATGGAAAACAGATAAGAACGGCAAAGCAATTGACGAGCCAGTCAAGTTCAATGATGACTTTTGCGATGCTGCCAGATACGGCATATTTAATGGCACAAAATCCAACACTAAAAAAATATCATGGTTTTAATTAACGTTGACAAAAAATATCAGTTCCCAACTCAGTTGGACGAAATCACATTGAGGCATTTTATTGACTTGCAAAACTTGTTGCATGAGGAAAAATACAACGAGGCAGTCATGCTTATTTCTGGAATCAGTCCCGAGATTTACAACCAGATAAGTTTAAACGGAAAATTGGAGTTGACTCAGTTGGCTCAGATGTTAGTCAATGGCGAGGTGCTTATGGTTGGCGAGCGTTTGGATTTATACGAAATTATGGCTTGTCCGATTGGTCAATTTGAAGACTGGAAAGCAACGATTGCTGAATTTAAGGATTGCGAATGGGAAGCATTGCCATTTTTATGCTTGTTAGAGACTGGCGATTATAATTATGACACCAGAACAAACAAACGATATTTAGAATATTTAAACTTGCCCGCATCTGTTGCACTTTTTTACCAAAACAAAGTGAATGAGCAGTTTGCAGATATGCACAATAAATTCTTACCTTTGTTTGAGAGCGAATTAGAGGACATTCAATTGGAAGCGGGAGTTCAAAGTCTTAATCAGTTTGGCGGATATGGCACATTGGTGCAACTGGCAGACGGCGTTTATAAAGACATTGAGGCGGTAAGCAAAACAAGCGTTGCAGAGGCATACACTTTTTTGACTTACAAGAAGATTGAAAGAACCTATTTGCAAAACTTAGAAAAATTAAGGCGTGAACAAATTAATAGAAATATTCAAGACTAAAGCCGAGCAGACTTATGCTTTCGGCAATGGAACGTTTAACGAGTTGAATTCGCAATCGGACATAAAATATCCGCTTATCTGGATGCTATTTCCTTTGAGCGTAACGAATAACTCGACCAATAACATTATTGTTTCGCAGACGTATTCATTTAACTTGCAATTTCTAACGTCTGGCTCGCTTACAGATAAGCAATCAAAAATAAATAATCATTTTGACCAGTTAAATAAAATCATGGTTGGATATATCCAGTCAATGCAAATAGAAAACGAAGACTTAGAGAGAGACGCAATGACATTTGGACAAGCAACAATGATTAATAAAAAACAAGACAATGTGCATTATGGTTGGTCGGTTGCGGTATCGGTAACGTTGCCAATTGATTCAAGTTTATGTTGTGATTTATTTGCATGATAGATTTAACGAACACACTGGCTGAATTTAACAAGCTGAATGAGGCGCTTGTAACTGCATTGAATAAAGCGGGGACATTGGCTGACTCGCATGAAGTTGTTTTGACAACAGAAAACACCAGAAGTCAAGTTGCTATTATGGCGAATGATTATTGGTACTGGCAGAATAAAGGTAGAGGAATTACAAAAGAGGGGAACTATCCTGCATTGGTAAGGCCAAAAATAGATGAGTGGGTTAACAAGTTGCCAGATTGGTATGCGCCAGATAAAAAAGACGGCTCAAAGGGCAAGAAATTAACAAAGGCAGAGCAAGCGTTTTTGGTTACAAGGAAAATACATAAAGAGGGATATAAGGGGAATTTTTACGTTGACAAAACAATTCCAAATTTTGAGGCCGCAATAAATAAAGCGGTATTTGAGGACATACAAAACTATTTTAATAATGAGTTTAACTATTGAAGTTGAGCCGAGTTTAAATACGGCCGTTTATAATCCAGTGCGTTTTGAATTTAATTCGGACGTTGCATCTGACTATACAATCGGAGCAGAAACAGAAGCGGATTTGGGTCTAACGAATAACAATGGTTATTTGCAACTTGACTTTTCTTATCCGCATGGAATATTAGCGGGCGATTATATCAAAGTTTCACAGAATGGCGGCGTTGAGGCGTATAATGGCGTTTGGCTTGTAACATCTGTCGTGGGTGATAGCTTTACAATCAATGCTCCTTATGTTGGTGCAGGAATTAGCAATGTTTGGTTTTATAAATATTATAAAAATTACAACGCAGTGATTCGAGTATTCGGATTTAACTATTGTGATAATGCGTTTGAGGAAATTGCAAAAATAACTTTAAAGCCAACATTTGTTCTGGGCTATTGTTATTTCATTATTGACATTGCGGACATTCTAAAGGATTACAACTCTGACTGCAATACGGCAACGGATGTTATTTCTGGGGATTTATTCCCATTGGTATCGCCGCCAATTATCCAGAACAATTTAAAATCGTACATTAGATATTACATTTCTTATGCTGAGGGATTTGACAATCCAGTCGGAAACGAGGCTCAATATGAAGAGACAACACCAACAGATTTATAAGATATGCCGACTCAATATTATACATCAAACGCAGCACTGCAATATAATGCAACCAATGACTTGACAGACTATCTGTTAAATGATACTGGCGTAACTGGCAAAAAGTTTTTAACCGAAGCGCCATTGACAAAAGTATTGCCAGAGAATGAATTGTCTGCGCTTTATTTCCTATGTAACGATGGGAACTTTATTGCATCTGCTCAATACACTTATTATGATGCTGAGGGCGGGACATTGGCACAAACTAACAATGCTTTATATCCAAGTTTAACGTTGTATCACAATGCAATCCCAGTTAACTGGGTTGGTGCAGACCCTGCGGCCGTTAAAATGAGAGTGAGAATTGTGAGAACGGCGGGTGGCGTTTCAATTACTGAGGAGCGTTTTTATATTAGAGACACAAACGTTTATTGCAACGAAAAACAAGTCAACTGGCTAAACAAGTTGGGTGGTTATGATAGTTTTATGTTCACTGCGGGTCAAGAAACGGCCATCAATGTGAGACGTGAGAATCCAATTGAGTTTAGCATGGCAACAAATTTTGAGTCTCCAAATAGAATCAATGGCTATCGCTCGCATTCGTCTGTTGAGTCGCTAAGTTTAGCAACCAGAGTTGACACAAAAGAAACCGCAGACTGGTTAAAACGTGAATTGATTGACTCAATTGATGTTTACGTTGTTAACGATTTAACTTATGTGCCAGTGAATGTCAAAAATTCGTCTGTGGTTTACGATACATGGTCAAAAGATTTTATTGTAAAGTTCCAATTTGAATATGCGTTCCCAATTAACATCCAAACACGATAAATGGAATATACAGAAATTATAATTGACGATTTATACCAATTGGAGTTGGGCGACAAAGCCGTTTTAATTCCGATGACTTATGAATTGATTGATATTAAGGACTTGAATAGACGTTCGGGGTCTAAGACAAAAACAATTGTCATCCCCAGAACAAAACAAAATGATAAAATATTCGGATTTGCTTTCAATATCAATGCAAAAAATGCTTTTGATAAATACACACAAAGAAAAATTCGCATCCAAAAGAATAGCCAAGTGCTATTTAATGGACTTTGCAGGTTAACTGATGTAACAAACGACACAATTTCGTTTTATGCCTTTGCTGAGTTGAGTAAATTAAAGGAAATATTTGGGACAAGGTCGTTAAATGACATCAATCTGGATGACTTAGACCATACTTGGGACTCAACAATATTTGACACATGGAATGGGACTTATCCGTCTGGCGTTCCTGCGGATTATTTTTATCCAATGATTGACTATGGGCAATTTAATAATAGACCGCCTGCAAACAATCCAGAAACAACAGACGTTTTTATAACCGATTTATATCCTGCTCTTTATTTAAAGCGTGCAATCAAACAGATTTGTATTGATAATGGCTACACATTAAAGACAACATTCTTTGATGACTATAATACAAGCAAATTATTAATTCCGTTTAGCAATGCGCAGTTTATCCATTCTAATAAATACCTAATTAAGACAGATGGTTTTTCTGGGAATAGACCAGAAACGTCTCCTTATGCTTTGCCATCGAGTTTGATTCAATATATCGTGCCAATTACTCAGGAAATATATGACCCATTAAGTCAATTTGCATCAAATGAGTTTACATCGGTAACAAATCAAAACGTTGACGTTAATATTTCTGGTTTTGTTGACACGTTGGGAACTTATGGAGTGCCTAAAGTATTTGACATTAAATTGCAGTATTATAATAGTGGAACGGCAACATGGTCAGATGTAATTGTTAAAGATTATGGCCAAATTGCAAATGCAGTTCCATTCGAAATCAAAACGAGCGTTGCATTATTTACTGGAGACAAGTTGAGATTTGTGGCGACCAGATATGCAGTTCAATCTGGCGGGTCTGAAATTTTAATTTATCCGAATGTTTATACTATTTACCCAAAAGATGTCAAGTTAAATATTGCTCAGGGCGAAATTGTGCAGATGTCTCCAAATTTACCAAACATTAAGCAATCAGATTTATTTCAGTGGTGCTATAAAATGTTCAACTGGGTAATTGTTGTCGATGATAATAAAGGGCAAATAGAAATAAGCACATATGATTTGTTCTATCAAAATGGCGGACAAAAAGATTTCAGCGAAAAATTGAGTTTGAATCCCAGTCCAATTATTAACTATCAGCCGACAAACTTTTCACGCAAATATGATTTTGCCTATAAGCATGACGAAAAAGACTATTGGTTAACCAGATACGATTTAAAACAAACAACCGACCAACCATACAGATATGGAGACGGACAATATTATTTGACACCAGAGGGCGAGGCTATGTTAATTGGTGAGGTTGGATTCTCTCCGACTATCATTGAAAAGTCATGGAATGGAAACACGCCAGACTATATTTATTTGCCAACGATGTTGGACATTGCAGAGCCAACAATTTTAAATACTCAGCATGAGCCGAGAATATTAATCAATGGCGGATTGGTAACGATTGACACATTATCCGATGGGTTGTATTCTGTTTTAAACATCGAGGGTTTTGGCGTTACTGGAAGCGTTCCATTATGCTATTTCCAGAAAAGAAAATATAATGAAAGTGGCATTGACGCATTTGAATTGAATTTGGCATTTAGCACACCAAATGAGGTTTTGAATATGCCTAAAAATTTGATTGATACCTATTATAAATCAGCAATTGATTCGCTTTCGGTATCTGCTCAAGTAACGGCATATTTTAAGTTGAGTGGTAAAGATATTACAGAACTGAATTTTGCTCAACTCTGGTATATTTCGTATTTTAGTGCAATTTTTAGACTGAACAGAATCGTGGACTACAATCCAAATTCGCTTGGTTTGACAAAAGTTGAATTGATAAACGTTGGCGTTTTAGATAGAGTTGAGGATGAGTTCGGAAAAATTGAGCCGACCAGAGAGTTCACATATTTAGACACAGAAATTTTAGAAGATATAATAACTGAAAATAATAACGACATAATAATATAAAAAAATGCCAAAGAAAAAAATTAGCGATTTGCCTGCGGGTAGCGCTTTAACTGGAATAGAATTAGTCCCAATTGTACAAAGCGGAACGACCAAAAGAATAACTGCTCAAGACATTGCCGATTTGAGTAATGCTTCAAGTATTGGGGGCGGGGGTACGGCTAATTATGTATCAAAATTTACTACTGAATTTAATATCGGTGATTCACAAATATTTGATAATGGCACAAGTGTAGGTATTGCAACCGATACACCAAACGCATCATATAAATTGGATGTAAATGGAAGTTTAAAAGCAACATCAATTGTGAAATCTGGCGGAACGTCTGCGGAATATTTAAAAGCCGATGGCTCTGTTTCAACGTTAACAAATCCAATCACAGGAACTGGGACAACTAATTACTTGCCAAAGTTTACTGGCTCAACTGCTTTAGGGAATTCAAGTGTTTTTGATAACGGAACAAGTGTTGGTATTGGAACTGCTACACCAAACGCAAGTTATAAATTAGATATTAATGGCGGGGTACATATTTCATCAGGTAATTTTTATAGATATGCTACTGATGTAGGTATAATTGGTTCGGGTACATCAATTACAGGCGGTTTATCTACTCAATTAGGGATAAGGTCATCATCAGATATTTTATTTTCAACAGGCGGTTCAACCGAAAGAATGCGTATTAATTCAGTTGGTAATTTAGGTTTAGGAATTACACCTGCAACTGCAACTGGTAGATTTATACAATTTGGTGCGGGTGCTGCATTAAGCACTAATAATACTAATAATAGTAATTTTTGGCATAATACAACTTTTGATGCAAGTGGAAATACTTTATATGCAGTAACTGGTCAGCAATCTTCTTATTATAGACAAATAAATGGTTTACACGCTTGGGCTACTGCTCCTTCGGGAACTGCGGGTAATGCAATAACATTTACAACTAATATGGTTTTGGATGCAAGTGGTCGATTAGGAATCGGGAATATTGCTCCAACACAAAAACTATCGGTAGTAGGTGCAAATTCAAACCCAACTTTAGCAGGAAATGAGGGTACTTTTTCTGTATTACAAGGGGCTGCTGATTATGGTATTGTAATGGGTACTAAGTCAAGTGGGAATGGATGGGTACAAGTTAAAAGAATTGATGGTAGTGCAACTGCTTATAATTTAGAATTGCAACCATTAGGTGGAGCAGTTTTGATAAACACAACTACAGACGCAGGTTACAAGTTAGATGTAAATGGTACTGCGAGAGTAAATAGTACATTTTTAGTAAATACAGGAACTGCAAATCAAAACACTAAAATCTTTGGCAATAAAGTTGGAATGTCAAGAACATCTGACGGCGCAGAGGTTGTTTATTTTTCAAAAAATACTGATTTAGGGGCTGAGGGTACTGCAAACATTAACGGATATGATGGCATTCAATTTAGAACACAAGGTACTGAATCGGTAAAAGCGGTTATTACAAGTGCGGGAAATTTAGGAATTGGTATAACAAGTCCGAGTACTAAACTACATATATTAAGTAATAATTCGAGTTCAACTTTATCAACTTCTAATACAGCTTCTTTAGTAATACAAAATACTTACGGGAGTGCAGGAGCAACAGGAGGTGCGTTATTTTTTAAATCCGACACAGGAACTAATAATACATTTGCAGGAATTGGTGGTGATTTATCAGGTTCTACTTCAAGTGGAAGTTATGGACATTTAATATTTGGAACAAAAAATACTGCAACTGATACTTCTTTATCAGAAAGAATGCGTATCACATCTGCGGGTAATGTGGGGATAAATACAACTACTCCTGGAAGAACATTAAGTGTAAATGGTCAAATAGGATTATCAGACGATTTAATTTCAACCAACGGAAGTAATGTTTTAAGACTTGGTTATAATTCTTATTATGGTTCAAGTGGATTTAATTTAACAACTGAAAATAGTATTCCTTTAACTTTTGGAACTGCCTCAACCGAAAAAATGCGTATTACATCAGGTGGAAATGTTTTGATTAATAAATCAACTGATGCAGGGTATAAATTAGATGTAGCAGGCACAACAAGGTTAGACCCTGCGGGCGGAGAATATGGTTTAGTTGTAGGTCGTTCAAGTGGATTAACAAACATTAAAGGGGGTGCAGATGATGGCGGTTATTTATTAATGGATTCAGGCGACCAAGGCGGGGTGCTTGGATTAAATTGGTATTCTGTCGAAAATGTTATATTGGTAAATGGCGGGGGCAGAGTTGGCGTTGGAACTTCAAGTCCAGACGCTTCAGCTAAAATGCAAATTGATTCGACAACACAAGGATTTTTAGTTCCGAGAATGGGAGAGGGCGAGATAAACTCAATCAGTTCACCTGCGGCGGGATTAATGGTTTACAATACAGACCAGAATCATATGTGTATGTTTGATGGCTCAGTTTGGAAAAAATTATCTATGAGTAATATGTAATTTATTTAGTAATTTAGCAGCATGAACAATGAGCAATTATATGCGATTTTAGGACAAGGTCTTGACATTGCAACACAAAAAGGGGTATTTAATTTAAACGATGCAAAAATGATTGCAGATGCCCTAATTCAATTAAAAGAAGTATTAAATATTAACGAACAAAAAAATGATTCAACTGAAACCAAGTAAAGCGGGAATTTTGGGAACTATTACACAAATTGATGTTTTAGTTTTACCATTCCAAACCAGTGCAGTAACATGTTCAACTTATTACAAATTGTGCGATGCCGATGGCAAACAATTAGCTGAGGGAAACATTGCATTAACTGAAGAGCAATTTGCAAACTGGGGAACTGACAATAGTTATGTTTCTGACATTGTTATTGCAGAATTAGGATTGGAAAAAGAGTAATTTAACGGCGGTCGGAAACGGCCGCCATTTAAACAAAGGAAATGGCAGACGAAAAGTCAATAGTATATAATGTCGATATTCAATTCGGCGAACTCCAGAAAAATCAAGAAGAGATTAAAAAAAGAATTTCTGACTTGCGAGAGGAGCAATCAAAATTAGATGTTTCAACTAAAGAAAACCAAAAGGCTTTTAGGGATAATAACGCCCAGTTAAAAGCATTAGAGGGTCAATATAAGTTGAACGAGAAGTCTATTGGCGAACTATCGAATGCCGAGAAAGCAAACACAGATACAACTAATTTTAATAACAACTCAATCAAACAAAATAGAGAGTTGCTAAAGGAATTGAATGCTGAATATATACGACTTGCCAATCCAACAAAAGAACAGACGGCCAGATTAAAGAGTTTAACCGATACTTTAAAGGCTCAGGAGTCTGCAATCGGAGACAATCGCAGAAATGTAGGTAACTATGCCGAATCATTCAAAGGATTAATCGGTCAATTCCCTGCATTAGAGAAAGGATTAACTGGAGTTGGAAATGGATTCAAAGCATTAAGCGCAGGGAATCCGTTTAGCTTAATTTTAATGGCAGTAACGCCATTGATTCAGTCGTTTATGAAATTAGAGCCAGTAACAAATGCAATTAATGGAGTTTTTGAGGGGTTAAGCGCCACAATTACAACCATTGCGTCATCGGTTAAAAATTTCTTTGATTTGGTAAGTTCTGGCGGGGGTTTATTTGATTCCTTTTCAAACGCATTTAGTGGGTTAGGCTCGAGAATTGGAGAGGCAGCCGCAGAGGGTTATAACTTAGTGCAAGCATTGGACGACTTAGAAGACGCAGAGCGTGCAAACCAAGCGTCAATCGCACAAACAAATAGGGATGTGGCTATCTTAATTGCTCAGTCTAAAGACAGAACTAAGACAGAAAAAGACAGAATTGCTTTATTGCAGGAAGCTAACAGATTAGAAGAGGCACAATTAAAAAAGGACGAGGAATTAGCAAACAGAAGAGTTGCCGTTGCAGCGAAAGCATTATCAAACGCAATTAAAACTGGGCAAGATAGAGACACCGCAGAGCAAAGATTAGCAGATGCGCAACAAAAACGTTTTGAAATACAACAAGCGGCGGGAACGCAGACAGAAAAAAATCAGGGTCGTATAAATGGATTGATTGAAGCTGAGGCAACATTAAAAGAAAAGCAAAAAGAGAAAGAAAAAAAGAATTTAGAAGATAGGGCAAAGGAATTAGAAAAATTTACTGCCAAAGTTAGGGCGCAATTGTCTGAAGAGCAGAAATTGAGGGTTGACGCATTCAATAACGAAAAAGTAATAAACGATTTAAACAGAGCGCAATTTGAGGCCAATTTAAAAGAAGAGTTTGCAAATGGATTAAAAACCAGAAAGCAATATGATGACGCTTTAAAGCAATCACAAATAGATAAAAACAATGAGGAAATTGCTCGACTTGAGAGATACAATGCAATTACTGGAGCTTATGATGACCAGATTACTGCGTTAAAGATTGCCAATCAAAACCTTGTTACTGACAATAAGATTGCAAACGATGAGGAGCAAAAACAATTAGATGAGCAGAAATTGCAATATGAATTAGAACTTGCACAAGTTGAGGCAACTAATTTAGAGGATAAAAATGCAGCCGAAATTGCTATACTACAAAATCAAAATGCTATAATATTAGCAGATACAAAGAAAACAGAAGAGCAAAAGAAAGTTGAGATTGCAAAAAATAATGCTGCAATTGTAAAGATTGAAGAGGAAACGGCAAAAGCCAGAATTGAGGCATTGGCATCGGTTGGACAATCGTTCATGGCATTATCTAAAATATTAGGAGAGAACACAAAAGAGGGGAAAGCATTGGCAATCGCTGCGACAATTATAAGCACGTTGACATCTGCGCAAAATATTTATGAGTCAACATCTAAAATCCCTTTTGTCGGCTCAATTTTAGCGCCTATAAATGCGGGAATTGCTTTGTTGCAAGGTTACCAAAGGGTGCGAGAGATTAGAGCCGTAGAAGTGCCACAATTCGCTGAGGGCGGATATGTTGACGGCTTTGCAAATGGCGGTTTATCTGGAACTCGAATTGGCTCTGGAATGGGAATGCCTATTCGCAGAAAAAATGGCGATAATTTATTAGCAACAATTAAGACTGGAGAGGTTATTTTAAACCAAAGACAACAAGCGGCTTTAGGTGGCTCAAATACATTTAAGCGCATTGGAGTGCCTGGATTTGCTAACGGCGGGATGGTAACTCCAGACGCTGCGATTGATAGCAGTATAAATATTGCAGAGGCATTGAAAGGCTTACAATTAGTAGTAAGCGCAACCGAAATAACAGAAGTTCAAAACAGACTTAGAGTCATAGAAACAAGCACATCATTATAATGGCAAAGGCAAAAGCAACGGCACAAAAAATCAAAGTAAATTTCGGGAAACGAAAGACTGGCAGAGCAGCGAAAGCAAAAAATAAACAAGTTAAAAAATATAGAGGACAAGGCAGATGAACATTGAAAAGGAATTTTACACCAGAATCGACACAACGTTCGGGGATTGCAATAATGTGGCCTATCATTTAGCTGAGAAATGTGCGCTAACAACTGGCGACATGGAGCGATATTTAATCCGTTGCGAATATGAAGAGCAAGTGATTAAAAATAAAAAAAGCAAAATGATTATTTATGCTGACTTAGCAGAGAAATATTGCAAGTCAATTCATTCTGTCATCTATATTGTAAAGAAAATATAATTGTAAAAAGTTTACAAAAAGCATATTTCTATTTCCGCTAACTTTGTTAACATGGAAATTTACAATTTGCTAATAAATAAAGACATTGGAACTGACAAAGGTGAATTGTCGGCTGACTATGTCAGAGCAGAAATTGCAAAGGCTCAAAATCAGGGGTCAAAAGAAATTCGATTGATTATTAACTCACGTGGCGGCAGCGTTTACGAGGGTTTTTCTATTTACAATGACTTGCAGGACGCAGGTCTAAAAATCACCGCTTACATTCATGGGTTTTGTGGCTCAATTGCAACTCTAATTGCATCTGCGGCATCTTATGTGGAAATGTCTGAGACTGCTCAATACATGATTCACAATGCAAGTGGCGGAGCGCAAGGAACTGCAAACGAAATTAAGTCAACGGCTGAGGCTTTGTCTCAAATCGACACAATCCTTGCTCAGAATTACGCTAAAAAAACAAACAAATCAATTGAGGACATCATGGCAATGATGGACAAAACAACTTACATGACGCCATCACAAGCCAAAGAAATGGGATTTGTTGACGCAGTAAGGATGCCAATTGCAGCATACGGAAAATTTAACGACAAAATAAAAATGGATAACAATTTCAAAAACAAAATTGCCTCTGCTTTCAAGGCTATTGAAGAGGCATTAACTGGCGCAGAGCCAACAAATTTCGTTGAGCCATTGGCAGACGGAATGACAATTCTTTACGGAGAGGGTGAATTAGAAGTAGGTAAACCAGTTTACATTAACGCAGAAATGACCGAAACCGCTCCAGAGGGCGAGCATGCATTAGCAGCAGGAAAAATCATTATCGTTGACGCAGCAGGCGTAATCGTTGAAATTCGTGAAATCGAAGTAGAGGTTGTTTCTGAAGCGACTAACAAAGTTGAAGAGTTAACTGCACAAGTTGAGTCATTAACTGCGGAAATCACTGCATTAAAAGAAGAAAAAGTAACTATTGAAACTGCAAGTGCAGCATTCAAAGCGAAAATGGACAAAGAGTTCAAAGCATTAAAGTCATTAGTTGAAACGGCTGAGACTAAAGTAGTAAACGCAGCAGCAGCAAAGGCAGAGGTTAAAACATCTCCATTTGACTTAGTAGCAGCAAATTTAAAAAAGCAATATTAATTTAAACAAAAAATAAAACAACAAGAAAATGGCAGATGTATTAGACATTAACGTTAGTTGGGCAGGGCAACAAGCTAACGAGGTTTTAATTAAACCAACGTTTTTAACTCCAGAGTTACAAAACGAATTCAGAATCATTTTAGACATCAAATCTAAAAGACAATTAGCATTAGACACAATTCTTTCTGGCGTAGTTCGTCCGTCTGTTGGTTGCGGTCGTGATAATGCAGGCGATGTTGTTGACATCACTGAGAAATTTATTGAAGTATGTGATTTGAAAGTAAACTTAGACCAATGTGCTAAGAACTTGAAAAACACTTTCATGGAAGAGTATTTGAGAACTGGAAACGAGGCTCAAAACTTAGAGGGAACTATCGTTGAGAACTACATTATCGAGAAAGTAACAAACGCAGTGCGTTTAGACGTTTACGATATTGCTTGGTTTGGTGATGAGAACTCAACAAATGACACTTTAGCTTCATGTACTGGTATCTGGACTCGCTTAATCGCAGGTGCAAATGCTTACGATGTTGAAAAAGTAACGATTGCAAGCACATTAGCTGACTGCACTGCATTAGACACATTGCGTTCTATGTACGAAGCAGCACCAGACATTTTAGACCAAATGCCAGAGGGCGATAAATATTTCGCTTTAACCAGAGAACTTTATGACAATTATTTGACTTGTCGTGAGGATGCTTGTTGTGGTGATAAGTCATGGGATATGGTTGAGGCAGGTGCGAGAATGTTAATGTTTAGAGGCATTCCAGTTTACAAGAAATCACGTTGGTCTCAAATTATCAATGCTAACAATATGAACCACAAACACAGAGCGGTTTATACTTACAAAGAGAACTTGGTAATTGGTACAGATGCGATTTCTGACACAAATACATTAGATTTCTTTTATGATAAGAGAGACAAAATGAATTACATCGATGCTGAGTTTAAAATGGGAACTCAATACATCTATGGTGATTTATCTGTAATCGCTTTATCATAATTATTTAACTTAAAAAAAAGGAGACAACAATATGCCATGTGGAATAGTTAGTGGATTAGCCTGCGCAACTTGCGAAGATTTGCAATCAGTAGGTGGAATAAAAGCCAAAAACATTTATGTGGGTTCACTATCGGATTTAACCGATAGTGGATTTACCACAGATTCTGAGGGCGTTGTTACTGCAATAGGTTTACAACCATACAACTATCTTTACAAGTTCTGCGCAAAAACAAAAAGTGCAGGTGCTTCTCAAGAATTGGTTACTGGCGAAAACAATATCAAATCGTTTACACAAACGATTACTGGTAAATTTCAGCAACAAACTCAAGATGCCAAAAATGTTTGGGATAATTTAAAATTAATTGACGATTTATTCGTTGTAGTAGAAAAGACAAATGGTACTTTCGAATTGTACGGAAAATCTGCGGGATTAGAAATCACTGCGCTTACAAAAGCGACTGGAGTTTTAATTGGCGATGACAATGCGTTCAATATCACTTTATCGCAACCAATGGGTGGCGAGCCAGAATTAGCACCAGATTTCTTTGTAACAAGCTACCAAGCGACAAAATCTTACTTAGAAAGCAAAATTGCTTAATTAATTTTAGTGAAAATGTTTGGAGAGGCGATATGTTTGACATGTCGCCTCTCTTTTTTTTGTGAAATATTACTATATTTGCCTTATGACAATTCCAGAACTTAAAATATATGTTGACTCGCAAGGCGGGCAAGCTATGAACAGAAAGGATACAACGTGGAATCTAATATTTGACATGTACAAAAGAGCAACTGGCAATAGGTTGTCAACTGGGTGCGGGTCGTGTTATAAAAGAGCATACAGATGGCTGCAAAATCAATAATTTATCAAATCTTTTTTGACGAAAAGACAAAAAAATATATTACTCCAAATGCGATTAGATATGACAATTCAATTTACGAGGGTAAAGAGTTGCAACCTGCGTTTGAAAACCATATTATTCGTGAGTTAATAGAGCAAGGAAAGCATAAAGAGGCTGAATACTTTGGCGTTTTTTCTTGGCAATTTGAATCTAAAAACTCCTATTGGCTAAAAAACTTAGAGGCAGATGTCAAAGATGCTGACATATACACATTTTATCGCTTGCACACGCAGCCAAATGTCTGGAGAGTGGCTGAGAACTGGCATTCTGGAATAATTCAAACCGCTCAACATATTTTTGACCAGTTTAATGGCCTAAGAATAGACCGATTGCAGACTCCGACCATTTATCAAAATGCGCATGTTACACGCTCTGAGATATACGAGGAATATGTTTCCACGTGGTTAATCCCTTTGATGGATATAATGTCTCAGGGGGACAATATATGGCTTCAGGAACGATTATACACAGACACTAAATACAAGTCAGGCAGATTTTCAAAAGAAAAAATAAAGGCAATCACTGGCGTTGAGTTTTATCCGATGCACACATTTATTTGTGAGCGTTTTTTTTCGACTTTTTGTGCAACTAAAAACTTTAAAATTAAACATTTATGCTAAAGGTAAAATTAACGAGCAACTATGCCACATCTGAAACATTGGCAAGTGAGGTCATGAGACAATTTGCTCCAAAAAATGCGGTTAAAAACTTTGAATTTACGTCTGGGAATGATTAT